CCACACACATCGAAATACCCTATACACCAAGACCACTACAAGCCAAGCTTCACAAAGAACTACCAAAGCATAGATGGGCGGTACTAGTGATGCACAGAAGGTTTGGCAAGACTGTGATGATTATAAATCATCTATTGAGAGAAGCAATTTTAAACAATAGGCCTAATCCTAGGTATGCGTATTTAGCACCTACTTATAGACAGGCTAAGAGTGTTGCGTTTGACTACTTAAAAGATTTTTCTAGGAAGATACCTAATGTAAAGTTTCATGAAACAGAACTTAGGATAGATTTACCTAACGGAGCAAGAATAAGTTTACTCGGAGCAGAAAATTATAATAATCTTAGGGGCCTTTACCTTGACGGCTGCTGCATCGATGAAACGGCAGACATCCCAGAAGCGGTATTCCCTGAAGTAATAAGACCTGCTTTATCGGATAGAAACACAAAAGAAAAACCTACATTCTGTTATTTTATAGGAACACCAAGAGGACACAATGCGTTCTTTGACCTGTATGAACAAGCTACACAGAACAAAGATTGGTATAGTATAGTTTATAAAGCATCAGAGACAGGTATAGTAGACCAAGAAGAACTAGAAGCTGCACAAGCCATGATGACAGAAGATCAGTACAATCAGGAATTTGAATGTAGCTGGGTGGCAAATGTACCCGGCTCAATATATGGCAAGTACCTAGAGGAAGCCATGGAAGAGGGGCGTATTACGAAAGTACCTTATAACCCTTCCTTAAAAGTAGATACCTATTGGGATTTAGGAATTGGTGATAGCACAGCTATATGGTTTGCTCAGAATGATGGGCGTGCCATTAATGTAATTGATTTTTATGAAAATAGAAATGAGGGGCTACCCCATTATGTAGATGTACTTCAAAGAAAGAAGTATTTATATGGAGACCATGTAGCACCACACGATATAGAAGTACGAGAGCTTGGTTCAGGAAAAAGCAGAAGAGAGATTGCTTATGATCTAGGTTTGAATTTTCGAGTGGCACCAAAGCTACCATTAGAAGATGGAATACACGCAGCTCAAATGTTAATACCGAGATGTTGGTTTGACAATGAGCGATGTAAGATAGGGCTAGATGCACTAAGGCATTACCATAGAGCTTATAACGAAAGAACTCGTAGCTTTCGTAACAGCCCTGTCCACGATTTTTCAAGTCATGCAGCCGATGCGTTTAGATATATGGCTGTAGGATTAAAAGAAAAGAATAATTGGAGCCAACCTATGCAAAGGATGGCATCAAATAGTTATAACCCATTTACACACACAGGAGAAGCAGGATGAGTTTTTTAAGCCCCAAGATACCTACACCGCCACCACCTCCTCCAGCACCCCCTCCACCAGCAATTAAACCGGTAGAGCGTGGAGAGATAGACAAGGAAGAGGATAGATTAAAAAGAAGAAGAGGTGTGCGTGCTACAATGCTAACTGGGCCATCAGGCTTGACAGCAGAAGCAGACACAAGTATAACTCCTACATTATTAGGAGGATATTAAGATGGGTGGATTTTTTGGAGGTGGTCAAAAAGCAGCCGCACAAGTAAGAGCAGAACCAAGACCTCCTGTGCAACCAGCACCGGCTATACGAGCAGAAGATGATAGTCCTAAATATAGGAAGAGAAGAAGGGTGTCAGGAGAGCGTACTACGATATTAACAGGAACCCAAGGGTTGACAGCAAGCGGAGATAGCACTTCTGTAAAAACCTTGTTAGGAGGATAGATGGCTGAAGATAAAAAAGCAGTTGCCATAATGCACCAGTTCAAAACTTTGGTCGATCAAAGAAGCAACTGGGAAAGTCATTGGCAACAGTTAGCAGACTTTATAAGTCCTAGAAAAGCAGACATCACCAAGAAGCGTACCTCTGGTGATAAGCGTACAGAGTTAGTCTTTGATGGTACAGCTATTCATGCAGCAGAAATGCTTGCAGCAAGCTTACATGGTATGTTGACTAATCCATCTACACCTTGGTTTAGCTTGCGTTTTAAAGATAGAGAGCTTGATGGAAACGATGAAGCAAAGGAATGGTTAGAAGGTGTTACCGATGTCATGTATGCTGCAATCAATCGCTCTAACTTTGCAGAAGCAGTCCATGAATTATATTCAGACTTAGTGGTGTTTGGCACCGGGGTAATGAGTATAGAGAAGGATAAAGAAAGCGATTTGCGTTTTAGCACAAGGCACATAGCCGAATGTTACCTAGCCGAAGATGCAGAAGGTAGAGTAGATACAGTATACAGAAAATTTAAGATGACCTGTATTGCTATGAGAACGATGTTTGGTAATGACAACCTACCTCCAAGATTACAGAATATGGCAAGAATGGAACCATACAAAGAAGTGGAATTATTGCACGCTGTGTTTCCAAGAGAAGCCTACGATGTAACACAGCTAGATACATTAAATAAACCATTTGCTAGTGTGTATATAGATCCACACGATAAAAAAACTATATCCGAAGGCGGATATGATGAACTACCTTATGTGTGTCCAAGATTCCTCAAAGCTTCTTTTGAGCGTGGTTATGGCCGATCTCCAGCTATGACCGCATTAGCAGACACAAAAATGCTTAACAAGATGGCTGAGGTAACAATCCGCTCTGCACAAAAGCAAGTAGATCCTCCTCTGATGCTCCCTGATGATGGGTTTATGATGCCAATAAGAACTGTGCCGGGTGGATTGAATTACTATCGTTCTGGCACTAGAGATAGGATTGAGCCTTTAAATATAGGAGCAAACAATTCTCTAGGTTTGAATATGGAAGAGCAAAGAAGGAATGCTATACGTTCTGCATTTTATGTAGACCAGTTAATTCTGTCGCAAGGCCCACAGATGACAGCTACCGAAGTAATACAAAGAACAGAAGAGAAAATGCGATTACTTGGCCCGGTCTTAGGTAGATTACAAGCAGAGATGCTACAGCCTATGATTGAGCGTTGTTACAATGTATTAGTGCGTGAAAAGAAATTTGCGACTGCCCCTGAGTTTTTACAAAACAATGCTGTAGAAATAGAATACATTTCACCATTAGCAAAAGCTCAAAGATTTGGCGATGTACAATCTGCAATGCGATTGTTTGAGATGCTTGCTCCATTATCACAAGTTAATCCTGCGGTATTTGATTATGTAGATATGGATGGATTGGCAAAGTATATTATTAGAATATTAGGAGTGCCTGCATCAACCATTAAAAGTGATGAGCAAGTTGTGGAAGAAAGACAAGCAAGACAACAGCAACAACAACAAATGGCGGAGCAACAAGAGGCTCTACAAACAGCAGAAGCCGCAGGTAAAGCTGCACCAGCGTTAAAGGCATTACAATGATGACAAATGATGATTACAGATTAGTGTTTACTTCTAAAGAAGGAGAGAGAGTATTACAGGACTTACGAGAGCGTTTCTATGATAGAGATACGTTTGTACGAGGGGAACCGGACACGACTGCATACAATCAGGGAGCAAGAAGTGTCTTGTTTTTTATATTTAGACAATTAAATGACTTTCAACCATTAGATGAAAAAGCAAAAGAAAAATGAAAAAAGTTACAAAAAAGATAATGGAAAAAATTGCAGAAGAAATGGCTGCGGGAAAAAGTCTTGTTAAAATATGTAAAGAGTTTCCTGATCTTCCTTCATACAGAACCATTACCCGTTCTGTTCAAAAGGATGAAGAATTATGGGAGATATACAGAAGAGGAAGAATATTGCAAGCAGAATGGTATGGAGATCATTTGGCGGAACTAGCAACTAGTCCACTACCTGATGGAATGGATGCAAGGTTTATGAATGCAGAAGTACAGCGTAGAAGATTAGAAGTAGATACCTTAAAATGGACACTAGCAAGAATACAACCTTACGGCATTAGAGATAAAAAAGAAGATGCCGGTAATCAAGGAGCTATTACTTTGTCATGGGCAAATGGCAACGTAGAAATATCTGATAACATTAACAAAGGAGAATAACACATGGCTGAAGAACAACAGGTAGCGGAAGCTCCGGTGGAAACTGGGCAGGCTCCGTCTGAAGATTGGAAAGCAAGTTTACCAGAAGATATAAGAGACAATCAATTAATACACAATGCAAACAGTATTGAGTCTTTGGCAAAGACTGCGATCCATGCACAAAGCATGATAGGAGCAGATAAAGTGCCAGTTCCGGGAAAGTGGGCGAATGATACGGACTGGGACAATGTTTACACTAAACTAGGTAAACCAGAAAATGCTGAAGCATATAAATTAGAAGTAAAGGAAGGAACTTCTGTTGATAAAGATATTGAAGGATGGTATCGAGGATTAGCACACAAAGCTGGTCTTAACGATAGACAGGCCAACACTATTTTTCAGGAATACCTTGCTAAAGAAGCAGAGATAGCTTCTGCGAATGCTCCACCAAGTGAAGAGCAATTAGAAATAAAAAGAGGAGAAGCAGAACTCGCTCTTAAAAAAGAGTGGGGTAAGGCGTATGATAATAAAATGAAGGAAGCAAAAAACGTCTTAGAAGAATTTGCTCCCAAAGAATTTGATCAATTAACTACGCAGGAAGGATTGCCATTAGGGAATGATCCTGCATTTATAAAAACACTAGCCAATATAGGAAACTATATCAACTCCAAACTAGGAGAGGATAAAATGATTGGTGGAAAAGAAGCACAGCAGTATACTCCTGCTGATGCAGAAAAAGAGATTGCAGCCTTGCGAGGAGATCCTCGTGATGGCGGCCCCTACTGGGATAAGAAGCATCCAGATCATATAAGAACTGTACAACAAGTGCAAGAGCTTATGGAGTATATGCACCCAGAAGAGGAATAGAATTTACAGAAGAGCGTAAAGTAAGATAAGCGAAAGCCCTTACCGGTGGCACCGACAGCCAAAGGTGATTAACCTTAAATATAGAAGTGTCCTGCGTAAGCAGGGTAGCAATTTGTTTTCTTAATATTATTAACTTTTTTACAAGGAGAGCGTTATGAGTACGCAAATTACTACAGCTTTTGTAAACCAGTTTAGCAGTAATATAACCATGTTAAGTCAACAAATGGGTTCTCTACTAAGAGAAGCAGTTGATGTGGAAACTGTTACTGGTGAGAAAGCTTTTTTCGATCAGGTAGGTTCTGCTGTAGCACAGGTAAGAACTTCCCGTCATGGTGATACTCCATTGATGGAAACACCACACGCAAGAAGAATGGTTACAATGTCAACCTATGAGTATGCAGATTTAATTGACGATCCAGATAAAATCAGATTACTTGTAGATCCTACGAGTTCCTATGCTAGAGCAGCAGCGATGGCGATGGGGAGGTCTATGGATGACGTAATCATTTCAGCAGCTTTAGGTTCTGCCAGCACAGGCAAAGCAGGAAGCACATCCACAGCATTACCATCTGGGCAAAAGATCGTTCATGGAAGTGCAGGATTAACTCAGGCTAAACTAGTGTCTGCTAAAAAGATACTAGATCAAAATAGCGTAGACCCTTCAATTCAGAGATACATCATTGTATCACCTGAGCAGATTGAAGATTTATTAAACATCACCGAAGTTACTTCAGCAGACTTTAATACAGTCAGAGCTTTGGTACAAGGTGAAGTAGATACATTTGTTGGTTTCAAGTTTATCGTAAGTAACAGACTAAACACAGACAGCAATGGTAACAGACAAGTTATCGCTTTTGCCGGAGATGGCATTAAGCTAGCTGTAGGTAAAGATGTTACTGGTCGTATAGATGAGAGATCAGACAAGTCGTATTCCACACAAATCTATTACTGTATGGACATCGGGGCAACTCGTATGGAAGAAGAAAAAGTAGTAGAGATAGCCTGCACAGAATAGGAGGTAAATTATGGCTAATGTAAATCAAACACTAGTTTCTAACTTTGAAGCTAGTCCTATTGTTAAAAGCCCTTCCTCTCAACTAGGCGGGGTTCAAAGAATTGCTCAAGGTACTATTGCTTTGGCAGCAGGGGATTTAAGTGCAACTGATACAGTTATGCTTGCACCTATTCCTACTAATGCTTCCGTTGTTAGTATCAAGCTTTTCAATGACGATCTTGATTCAGGATCAACGAATACTTGTGATGTAGGTTTGTATAATGCAGACTCAAGCACAGTTACGGCTGTCGATGATGATGCGTATGCTTCAGCGATTACCGATCTAAGAGCTGCTGTTACCACAGGTACAGAGGTTGCTTTTGAAGCAAGAAACATTAACACTATGGGCCAAAAGGTATGGGAAGATGCTGGCCAGTCATCAGATCCGGGCGGATATTATTATGTCGGTCTAAAGTTTGATGCTGCTGGAGATACAGCAGGAGACCTATCTTTTGTCATCACATACGTTGTTGATTAATAGGTAACATGAAAGGGGGGTTGCGTTTGCACTTCCCTTTCCTTACAAGGAATTTATTATGGCATCAGAAGTAGATATAGCAAACTCAGCACTTAACATGATAGGTGCATCAAACATTAACTCTTTGACAGAAGATAGTGTTGCTGCAAGAATAGTAAATCAGCGATATACTTTTGTTAGAGATGCGGTGTTTCGTTCGCACCCTTGGAACTGTTTAGTTCGTAGAGCATCGTTAGCAAGAAATACTACAGCTCCTACATGGGGATATGAGTATGCGTATAACTTACCTACCGATCCATTTTGTTTACGAGTATTGCGTTTAGAAAAATTAGACATTGATTACAAGGTAGAAGGAAGAACAATCGTTAGCGATGAAACTACAATGAAAATTAAATTTGTAGGAAGAGTAACCGATCCTAATGAATATGATACTTTGTTAATGGAAACAATCTCTGCAAGATTAGCAGCCGATACTTGTTACAGTATTACAAACAGCAACAGTTTAGTTGCAAGTATGTATAGTTTATATGAAGCAAAATTAAAAGAAGCACGTTTTGTAGATGCAACAGAAGGTATGCCCGGAGTAGAAGGAGCAGATCTTGGAGTTGTACAAGCAGATACATTTATTAATTCGAGATACTAAATGACTTATACCAGTCCTAGATATACTAACTGGACAGCAGGAGAGTTGAGCGACAGGCTTGATGGTAGAACTGATTTAACCAGATACTTTAATGGAGCTAAATCCTTAGAGAACTTTCTTGTATATCCTGCTGGCGGTGCGGCTAGGAGACCGGGTACAAAATTTATTCATGAGGTAAAAGTAAGTGCGAATGCAGCACGACTAATACCTTTTGAATTTAACACCACAACTGCCAATACGTATGTATTAGAGTTTGGGAATAACTATTTTAGAGTATATCAAGATGGTGGTATTGTAACAGAAACAGGGAAAACTATTTCTGGAGCAACAAAAGCTAATCCTGTTGTGATTACAGCAACTTCACATGGATTTAGTGATGGCGATCATGTGATTATTGGCAGCGTTGCAGGTATGGTAGAACTCAATGGAGTTACAGGAATAGTTGCTAACAAAACAACAAACACTTTTGAACTCACAGATGTTGATGGTACAAACATTAACAGTTCTGCATTTACAACGTATACCTCTGGAGGTACAGCTAGCAAAATAGTAGAAGTAACAACAACCTATACAACAGCACAACTACCAGAACTTAAATTTACACAGTCTGCGGATGTAATGTACATAACCCATAGTTCTCATCCTGTTAGAAAAATATCAAGGACAAGTAACACAGATTGGACAATTACAGATGTTACGTTTATTAATGGGCCGTACTTAGATGAGAATGCTACCACTACCACCCTCACTCCTAACGGAAGAAGTGGTAGTATTACTCTTACTGCATCAAGCAGCACTTTTGTTTCTACAGATGTAGGAAGATTGGTAAAAATATATAATGGTTACGCAAAGATAACAGCGTTTACTTCTGCAACTGTGGTTGCTGCAACTGTGCAAACAGATGAGCTTGGAGTAGCAGAGATACTACCAACGTATGCAAGTAACACGATTAGTTTTGTAGAAGGCGATCCTAGCGGTACAGGGTCATCACACAATGATTTTATACGAGATAGTAATAAACAATTTGTAGAAGAAGGTTTTACAGAAGGAATGATTATTACTGCAAGTGGTGCATCAAACAGCGGCAATAATAAAGATTATGAAATTGTAAAAGTAACAAGCGATGAAATAACCTTAGTGCCAGTTGATGATGTAGTTGCAGAAAGTGCAAGTAACACCATTACACTTGTTGGAAAGTTAAATGCTACCGATGAGTTTTCTTTAGGAGCCTTCTCAGAGACTACAGGGTTTCCAAGAGCCTGTGCTTTCTATGAACAGCGTTTAGTGTTTGCTGGTACAACAAATCAACCACAAGCATTGTTCTTTAGTGTTGCAGGTGATTTTGAAAACATGACTGAAAGCGATACCGATAGTTCTGCTATGAACTATACCATCGGAAGTAATCAGGTAAACAGAATATTGTATCTTGCTTCTGCAAGAAGTATGGTTGTAGGAACAACTGGTGGTGAGTTTGTGGTGCGAGCATCAGGAACAGACGAGCCTATTACTCCTACCAATATACAGATCAAACAGCAAGCAACGTATGGAAGTGCAGATGTACAACCAGTACAAGCAGGTTCCTATACTTTGTTTGTGCAGCGAGCAAAAAGAAAATTACGAGAGTTAGGTTATGTGTATGATACAGATGCGTACCAAGCTGTTGACCTAACTATTCTTGCAGATCACGTTACAGAAAATGGTTTAGTAGAACTTGCATATCAACAAGAACCTTTTTCTTTAGTATGGGCAACTACAGGAGATGGTAGATTAATTGGTATGACGTATAGAAGAGAAGAACAAGTTGTTGCATGGCATCAACATAAATTAGGAGGTTCTTTTACAACAGGTGGCGTTACAACAAATCATGGTGTCGTAGAAAACATTGCTGTGATACCGGGGGAACTTAATCAAGATAATTTATACATGGTTGTAAAAAGAACTATTAATGGTGCAACCAGAAGATACGTAGAGATATTGTCCGATATTGATTTTGGAACAGATATACAGGATGCTATTTTTGTTGATAGCAGTTTAACATATTCAGGATCTAGCACATCCAGTTTATCAGGGCTAGATCATTTAGAGGGACAAACTGTTTCTATTTTAGAAGAGGGAGCAGCTCATCCAGACAAAACAGTTTCAAGCGGAAGTATAGCAACCGATAGAGCAACCACGAAAGCTCAAGTAGGGCTAGGATATACTTCTACGTTAAGAACTGTAAGGTTAGAATCAGGGAGTGCAAGTGGTACAGCTCAAGGCAAAATTAAAAAAATTCATAGTGTTATTGTTCGTTTTTTTCGCACTGTGGGGGCTTCTGTGGGAACTAGTACAGAAAATACAGACACCATCCCCTTCCGAGACAGTTCCGATCCAACAGACACAGCAGTACCATTATTTACAGGAGACAAAACGATAGAAGCACAACCCTCTTGGGACACAGAAGGAAGTATTGTTGTAAAACAAACACAGCCATTACCCATGACAATTGTAGGTATTTATCCAAGGGTAGTTGTACAAGATTTTGACTAATGCGATTGATTAAGTTTATACCTGATCACGCAAGAGAGTTAGTGTTTGAAGATAAGTTATCAGTAGGCACAATGAAGCCAGAACACGACTGGGAACAACACATGGAGCGTGCAGCACAGCACGATGCTTTTACAGGGGTAGAGAATGGACATATTATTGGTGCAGCAGGTTTTATTCCTATGTGGGATGGTGTTGCAGAATGTTGGTTTATAGGAAGCGATAGAATACAAACAAGATTAAAAACTGTTATAAAAACAACAAAAGATATTATAGGTAAAATGCCTTACACCAGAATGCACGCTAATGTAAAAGCAGACTGGGCTGAAGCAATACGCTTTGCACAGTTTTTAGGTTTTAAAAAAGAAGGTTTAATGAAAAAGTTTGGGCCAGAAGGTGCAGACTATTTTGTAATGGGAAGGATTAAGAAATGACAATAGCTCAAGGTTTGATGGTTGCTGGAACAGCCATAACAGTACAAGGACAACTAGCAGCAGGTAAAGCTGCAAAAGCTACAGCAGATTACAATGCTTCTTTGCAGGATAGAAATGCAAAAGCACAAGAAAGAAAAGCAGAACAGATACAACGTATCTTTGCTTTCAAAGCTCAAGAACAAGAAGAAGATTTTAAAAAGTTAAATGATCGAACACAAATGGCTTATAGAGGTTCTGGGTGGCTAGCAACTACAGGAACTCCCTTGAAAAGAGCATTAACTAATTATATAAAGTTTAAACAAGATTTAAATAATCAAGAGTACAATACAAATGTTGCTGCCTTAGAGAGAAGAGAAGCTGCTACCAATGCTAGACTTCGAGGAGAGTTAATGCGTATGGAAGGTAGAGCAAGACAAAAAGCATCTCGTTATCAAGCAGTAGGAACATTACTTAGTGGTACTGCACAAACTGCAATGATGAAATAACATGAAAGTACCTGTATATAAAAGACAAGTAGATATGACTATGGAAACTGGAAGTCGTGATCTCACAGCAAGTTTAAACCCTAATGCTATGGCTGCACCTGCTATAGCACTAGCAGGAGTTGGCAAGCAGATCATGAGTATAGCTGGACAGAAGTATCAGTATGACCAAGCAGAGAAGAAAGTAAAAAATGAAAACGATGTAAACAATGCTTTATTGACTGGCATAGAACAAACAAAAAAGTATGAACTGCAAGCTATTGAGGAAGTTAAATCAGACCCGGTGAAAGCAGAAGAAAATTTTAGAACTAATTTACAAAAGATACTTCCTCCATTGTTATTAAAAATAAAAGATAAAAATGCTCAAGACAAGTTACGTTTTAAACTAGGAAAGTTTTTATTAGATACACAATTTGGCTTTGAAGGAAAAAACGTACAAATTAAAACTGATTTCGTAGTAAATAGAAATGAGCAACTAAATAAAAGTTTTACTACAGGAATAATGAACAAAAATCTAGATTATGATATTAGATATAATTCTTTAAAAGAAGTAGTAGATAACTATAAAAAACTTACAGCAGATGGTTTTCAAACATTAGCAGAAGAACAGCAAAGAATAAATACTTTTAAACAGAATACTATGTTAGAAATGTCAGTTGAGTTATCTAGAAGTTATAAAAATCCACAACTTATGCTTACACAACTTCTCAATCAACAAGGTAGAGATGATGTTGTTTTTGAAACAGAAGATGGGGAGCAAGATGAGTTTTTAAATGAAATGATAGATTCTTTAGATCCGGGTGAAGAAAGAAGCCTTTTTTTATCTGCACTAAATAAAAAACTTAAAGACATCATAAATATTCGAGATGATGAAAATAAAAGACAAGAAGATGATTTAAAGAAAAAAAGATTTCAATTAGAAGATGTAGTTTTTAACGATAGTTTACCTAAAGAAGAAAGGTTATCTGCACTTAGAACTTTAGAAGAAGGGTACAGCGGTTTTAGTCCTACAGATATAAGTAATACAGAATTTGAAGTTATGTACAAAGAATTAGGAATAGGAGAACAAGGAGAGGTTAGTTTTGCAGAACAAGATGATGATAGTATTAGAAAAGAATTAGATGAAAAAGCTTCAGCAGGACTGCTTGGTACTGCTGAACTCTATAGTAAAAAAAGATTTTTAACAGAAAGTTCTTTTGAAAAATTACGAACTTTAACTTTAGAAAGTTTTGAAAAAACAGATAAAGCTCTACTTGGTCTTGCAAAAGACACAATAGGTTTTGTTGCAGGAAGTGCTGCTGATGGAGATGTAATATTTGAAGCACAAAAGAATACATTTACAAATGTAGCAGAAAAATATAAAAGATTTTTGTTAAATTGGCCTAATGATACACATGATAGTACAATAAGAATTAGAAATCCTAATAAAGATATTACTATTTCTAAATCTGATAAACTAAGAGTTATTAATGATTTAATAAATGAAGAATATAAAGCTTTAAATGTAATATACAAGGATGAAATATATAATCAAGTAACTAATAAATTACCATTACTAAATAAAAGTTCACCATTAATACTTCAATATATAACATCTACTTATCCTATTAATCAAATTAATAAAGATAATGCTTTCGATACCATAAAAAAAATTAGAGAGGATTTTCAAAACTTTCTTACTATACCAGACTTAACAAAAGCAAGTGAAAGTAGAACAACTTTTCAAGCAGCTAGAAGGTTTGTAGATGCTTTATTTTTGCAAGTAAGTAATATTGATAGAAAAATAAGGTAGATTTATGTATAAAGATATTAATTCAGTAGATAGTTTTTTTGATAAAGAGGATGATGCTAATTTTTTTAAAGGTCTACCAAGAAAGCCAGAAAACTTTGAAAAGGTAGAAAGTTTTACAGATCGTTTCGGACAAACATATCAAGCTGGCATAATAGATAATATCGCATTTAAACTTGATGATGAGTTTCAAAAAGAAGTTGTTGAACAAGCAGAGTCAGTAGATCAAGAGACAGAAAGAACAAAAACTAGAAAAGCAGTAGACCTTGTGAAAGATACTGGGCAAGGTATAGCAACAGGCATTGAGAAAGGTGTAAGACAAATGAACCAAGCTGCTTTGAGTGTAGCTGGACTACCTGCGGATTTTGCTAATTTCACTATTAAAACTTTAACAGGAGATAAAGATTTTAAAGGGCCAATACCTAATACAGAAGATTTGAAACAAAGTTTTGAGAAAATTACAAACTGGGCTTCTAAATATTTACCAGATGTCTCTACAGATAATATAAAAAGAAACTATAGAAATGAAACCTATGGTAACATTATAGAAGGTATATCTCAGTTTACTGCTGGAGCTGTACCTGCTGCTAAAGCAGTAGGAGTAACTAAAACTTTGTATGGTACTTTTGCTCCTTCACCTATTTTAAGAGCTATGGCATGGGGAGCTATTGCAGATGCTACAACTTTGATGCCCCAAGATTCATTACAAAATATTATAGCTGAGTCTTTGAAATCTATACCAAAAGAAGAGAGAGGTAATGTTTCAAATATAGTTGTTTCAGCTTTGCAAGTAAATCCTAAAAATGCTGAATTAGTAGAAAGAATACGGGGTTCTACTTCAGGAGCCTTGGTTGGTGCAGCTATAGATAAATTTATAATACCACTTGCAAAATCAATTATTAAGGTAGCAAAAGAAGCACCTTGGGAAGAGTTAGATTAATGGCAATACGACAAACAGAAATGTTCGATAATGTACAAGATCAAGTAGAAGCAGCATCTAGAACAGGTGGAGTTACGCAGGTAGCAAAAGACCCTACCAAAGAAAGAATACAAATTGCAGGTTTAGATGCTCTTATAAAACCATTTTTAAGAAGCTACGCAAAAACTATAAAAAGTAGTGTGAAGGAAACACCTGAAGGTGCAGATAAAGAAGTCGCAGGTAATGTTCCTACTCCAAGACAAGAGAGAATACTAGAGGTTGAACAAGAACAACAGGTAATAAAAGCTAACGAAGAAGCAGCTAAAAAAGGAGAGCCAGTAGATTTAGAACAAGTTGATAGAAAAGATTATCAAAAGACACAAAAGTTTTTTGCAGAAAAGTTAGTTGAGAAAGGTTTACTATCTCAAGAAAGATTTGACATACTTGAGAACAATAATTTTAAAATAGAAACCAAACAACAAAAAGCAGAAAAGTTTGAAGCAAAGCAAAAAGAAGAAAAAATTTTTACAGAAGCAAGAAAAGCTGTAAAGGATGATATGGAAGGATATGATCCTGAAAAACCATACAAGCCATCCATAGATACTTTGCAAAAAGCTTCTTCTTTAGAAAAAGAATTTAGTATTCAAGAAGCTTTAAATGTTGATAAAGATGGCATACAAGTAAACTTTGATTTTGTTCAAGGTGCAGACGATGTTTTTAAAGTCAAAAATGCTTTAACAAAAATATATGCAGATGAAATAGATAAAGTCAAAAGAGGAGTGCAGTCAGAAAAAGATACGATATATAATGCTCATAAATTATTAGGCAAAGGAAAATCAGAAGCAGACCAACTACAAGCTGAGTTAGGTATGCAAAAAGAAATGTTTGATAAAAAGTTTTCTGATTTAAAAGATTATGAGATGGTTGCTTTGCGTATGGTATTAGAGAGAAGTACAAAGAGATTGTATGATACTCTACAAGAAATAAAAACATACAGAACAAATAATGATGGGCCAATACCACCAGAGTTAGCAATCAAGTTTCATAAGCAATTTATTATTACCGGTGCATTACAAGTAAAAAAGTTAGCTGAAGCAGCAGAAGCAGGAAGAAAACTCAGGTCTTTTAGAATACCAGTAGGAGCTAGTAACAATCCTGATTTTATGAAGAAGGTGTTAAGAGATGCTAAAGAATCTGCTGGAGATGATAAGTACACTATAAAGCTTATGAACAAACTTGATGAAGCAGCTCAGTCCGGTGGTAATGCTGCAATCAATAAGTTGACAAGATTAGGACAAGGTTATAAAAGTTGGATAAATAGAATATATGTAAACGGGTTGTTATCAGGCCCAAAAACTTTAGCAAAAAACGTACTGGGTACTCCTGTGTATGCTTTGTATCAACTACCTAGAGACCTCATAGCAGCAGGTATTTTTTCTCCTTTAGAAAGAGGAGTAAGAAATGTAGCTGGTAGACAATCATCAGAATATGGAGTTTCTTTCAACGAGATTTCTACTAGTATTTATGGAATGGTAATGGGTATTAGGAATGCACTTGCCGCAGGTGGTGCTGCTAGAAAATCAGGAGTAGGATATGGGCCGCAAAGAGTAGACGGAGATGCTTATGGTTCTTCGCCAGTAGGAGATGATACCTTATCTAGATTTTACGGAGCAATAGGAAAGTTTATTGATTTGCCATCTACAGGATTATTAATTACTGATGAGTTCATGAAAGCAGCAACAGAAAATTCTGCCTTGTATAAAAGGTCTATGGAAGCATACAATGATGCTTTACATCAAGGTAAATCAGAAAAAGATGCAATCGCTGATGCTATGGAAATACATCTTGATCCAAGAGCTTCAGCAGATTACACAGAAGAAATAGCTAATACTTACACTTTAACTACTGATCCGGGTTTTATAGGGCAAGTAACAAACAAATTCCAAAGCACTATCGCAGGTAGATTTTTAGTTCCTTTTGCAAGAGTTCCTACTAATAGTGTTTTTAGGACTTTGGAGAATACTCCTATTGGAATAGCAAGTCAAAAAACAAGAGACGCTTTATTTAGAAGAGGCCCAAGAGAAAGACAAAGAGCTTTGGCTTCTATTACTTACGGATCTGCTGTTATGATGGGTATAGGTTCTTTAGCATTAGAGGGAAGGATTACAGGAGGTTATCCTAGTAGTAGTGTAGAAAGAAGAAAACTGCCTAATAATTGGCAACCCTACAGTATGGTATTTAGAGGAGAGGGGTTTCCTGTTGATGCAGATGGAGATGAGCTTCCTATGTACGATGAAAATGGTTTGCCAAACGGGCCATTAAATTATATTAGTTATGCTGGATTAGAGCCTGTAGGAGCGGTAATAGGAATAGCTGCACAATATATAGAGTTAGGTCGTAGAAACAATGACCCTGAGTTTCAAGGCGTATGGAATAAGTTTGCTAGTAAAACTGTATTATCTGTTGCTGATTATTTTATGGAACTTCCTATGTTACAAGGCATACAACAAGTTTTTAAATCTTTTGAATATGAAGATATCAGTTATTTAACAGATGGTATTTTAAAAAATATGATACCTTACAGTTCTTTGATACGAGCAGGAAGTACAGCTATAGACCCTGAAAGTGAAAGATACAGTCCAGAAGTTAGGGTATACACTTTGCAAGATCCAGAAGCTCAACAAAACACTAAACTAGTAGGTACTCCAAAAGGTAGTAATTTTTTTATTGATATAATGAACAGATATGAAGATTTAGCTTTTCAAAATACTAAAAAATTAGGTAAAGCTGCTTATGAAAAAACAGGTTTATCGTTACCTGATGATGGAGAAGTTTCACCTATGGAAGAAAATTTTGCACCTATATACAATGTTTATGGTGAGAAAAAATCAAGAGGTGTGCCTTTTGGTGTAAATCCTCTTGAAGCTGCAAGAAATGTATCTTTACCTTTTGAAATAAAAAGAGGAAGGGCATTGAAAGATTATGAAAAGGAAGCAATTAATTTAGATATGCCTTTAACTGAGGGAAGAAGAAAATATAAAACAATTTCTTTATCTAAAAGTTTGCAAGCACATTGGACAAACGTATCTAAAAATATTGCAGTAGGTTTACCAGATGAATTCAAAGGTATATCAGGTTATAGATTTCAAAGCTTTACATTTAGAGAAGCATTAGCAGAAGTAATTAAGTTACCTGCTTATCAGTTTGGTAATAACACAACTAAGAGAAATATATTTAAAGAAATAGAAAATTTTTATTATGAAGAAGGTATGGCAATCATTAGAACAAATGTAGAAGGATTTGAAAAGCCTGAAGAATTAAGATTACTAAATGAAGCTATCCTTAATAAACAAATGTTAAATACAGACTAGGAGTAACACATGACAGTATCATCAACTACAACTAAAGTAAGCTATTCAGGTAATGGCAGCACTACTGCCTTCGCATACACATTCAAGATATTTGCAGCAGCAGAGATAACTGTAATTATCAGAAGCTCTACAGGAACAGAAACAGTTAAGAGTTTGACCACCGATTATAGTCTGTCAAACATAGGCGTAGATGGTGGTGGAAATGTAACTTTTGGATCTGCTCCTGCTAGTGGTGAAACAGTTGTGCTTATTAGAAATACTCCGAACACACAGACACTAGACTTAGTAGAAAACGATCCGTTTCTCTCAAGCTCCTTTGAAGATACATTAGATAAGATTACACATCAGCTTATAGAACAACAAGAAGAGATAGACAGATCCTTTAAAGTTTCTCGTACCAATAGTATTACCACTTCAGAGTTTTCTGATGATGCTACAAGCAGAGCAAGTAAAACACTAGGCTTTGACAGCGATGGTAACTTAACAACAGTAGCAGACTTTCTACCAGCAGGAGGAGACTCTGCACAATTTACTTATAGCACTACTACTACTGATAGTGATCCCGGTGCAGGTGTTGTACGATTTAACAATACTAATTTAGCTTCTGCAACAGAAGCGTATATAGATGACTTAGAAGCTAATGGTACAGATGTATCTGCGTGGGTACAAAGCTTCGATGATGTTGCAGGCAACGATACTAACAGAGGTAGAATACGAATAAGTAAAGCAAACAGTCTAGTAGTATGGGCTGTGTATAAAGTAACTGGAGCAGTTACGGATGCTTCTGGTTATACAAAAGTAAGTTTGAGTTATATAGATAGTGCAGGCACATTAACAAACAATGATAAAGTATTTATAAGCTTTGTAGCTTCTGGTGAAGATGGTGCAATACCGGGGTACTATTACAAGTTTGATTCAGGTACATCGGATGCAGATCCCGGAGCTGGTGAGATAGCATTTAACAATGGAACATACGCAAGTGTTACTGCTATTTATATAGATGACGCAGATGCAAATGGTGTTACAACTTCTACAGATGTTTTAACTTGGGATGACAGTACAAGTTCTATAAAAGGTAGCCTGATGATTTACGATATTAATGACAGGTCAACCTATGCAAGATTTAATATTACAGGAAGTTCTACTGATGCTTCTGGATATAATAAACTAGCAGTTACTCATGTAGCTTCTAATAATACGTTTAGTGCAGCAGATGAATTGTCTGTACACTTTTCTAGATCTGGTAATGCTGGTGATACTGGTAGTACAGGTTCGCAAGGAACAAAAGGCGTAAACGGACTAGAGTTAACATTTAGTAACTCTACATCAGATGCAGATCCGGGTGCAGGAAAGATAGCTTTTAATAATGGTACTGTAAGTTCTGTATCAATTTTATTTATAGATGATGCGGATGATAATGGTGTAGACATAACAAGCTTTGTGCAATCATTTGATGATATTGTAAACTCTACAGCTAGAGGTATTATTACAATTAGAAAAGAGTCTACTCCTACTACCTTTGCAACATTTAAGGTATCAGGAACAATTACAGATGCTAGTGGTTATACAAAAGTTCCTGTTACACATATTGTATCTAGTGGATCTTTTTCTAATACTGATGGAGTAGGTTTAGAATTTGTATATTCTGGTACAGATGGTAGCGGTATAACAGATGTGGTATCAGATACTTCTCCAGAATTAGGAGGAGATTTAGATGTTTTAGCAAAGGACATTGTATCATCTTCTAATAGAGATATAGATTTAGCTCCACATGGAACAGGTAAAGTAGTAGTAAAAGGAAACAGTAACCCGGGAACTGTAGTTTTTAATTGTGAAAGTAATTCACATGGACAAACAGTAAAGTCTCAACCGCATTCCGCTTCAGTAACTAATGTTCTAACACTACCTCCGGGAAGTGATCAAGAAATAGTGGGAACAAGTGCTACACAAACTTTAACAAACAAAACTATAAATGCTTCACAACTATCAGGAACAGTTGCTCTTGCAAGATTATCTGATGCAAGCACAAGTGCAAAGGGTATAGCTTCTTTTAGCTCTGATAATTTTGATGTAAGTTCTGGTGCTGTTACAATAAAAGACCAAGGCGTAGCTTTAGCTGAAATTGTTAATGTAACTGCTACGGATAAAATACTAGGTCGTAGTTCTAGTGGTGCAGGTACGATAGAGGAAATATCTTGTACTTCAGCAGGTCGAGCATTGTTAGATGATGCTAATGCTTCAGCACAAAGAACGACATTAGGATTAGCTATAGGATCTGATGTACAAGCTTTTGATAGTGATACAGCAAAGACCGATGTAACACAGAGTTTTACAGCACCGCAAAGAAATGCTTTGACTGTAGATAACGATGGATCGTTTGACTTAAACGCAGCAAATAATTTTAAGTGTACACCTAGTGGAAACTTTACTTTAACTTTTACGAATATACCAGATGGTCAATCAGGTTTTATATTATTAATAAATAGTGGTGGGCATACTGTATCATTACACGCAAACAGTAAAGGATCTGCAACAATAGCAGCAACTTTATCAGCAGCAGGAACTTATCTAGTATCGTACTTATCCGATGGCACAAATGTTTATCTAACTAACTCTGTGGTATACGCATAATGGGTATTTTACAAAACAGTAATGCAATACCTAGTGCGGCTGCTGTTGCTGATTTTTATGACCATCAGATAGAACAGTCAGCTAGATTTGATAGAGCAACACCAAGTAGTATGAACTTTACACCAGGTAGTGCAGGTAACAGACAAGTATGGACTTGGAGTGCATGGGTTAAAAAAACAATTAATCCTGGTAATGCAGATGTTATGCTATTAAATGCAGGTACTAGTGGACATCAAAGTTCAAGATTTAGAGCATATTTTTATGAAGATAAATTTAGAAGTTCATCTGCTGAAATTAATTATAATGTTAGTAGTGGTGTATATCGTGATACTTCTGGTTGGATGCACTTAGTATGGAAATTAACTGGTGGAACTTCTTATCAATATGTAAATGGAATAGAAGTATCTACATCAAGTGTTTCAGGAGATGTTGCTATTAATAATAATGTAAAACATACATTAGGAGCTAGAAACAGTCCTAGTACATCAAGTTCTTTTGATGGCTATATGGCAGAAGTAGTTTTTATAGATGGTACAGCATATAATCCTACAACCTTTGCTGAAAGTAAAAATGGTGTTTGGATACCAAAAGACTTTTCAAGTTCTGTTACATTTGGTAGTCAAGGGTGGCATCTTAAATTTGAAAATTCAAGTGACCTTGGTAATGATTCAAGTGGAAACAATAACGATTGGAATGTTGTGAACATGGGTGCAGACCATCAAGTTATTGATACCCCAACCACAGGAGCAGGGAGTTAAGTATGTCAAGTAATACAAATTTTGCAACATGGAATCCTTTAACAAAAGGTTCTTATACTGGTTTATTTAATGGTAACACTACTGCAAGAAGCATAAGTAATGCTGATTTAGGAGGAGTGACTGCTACTATAGGAATAACAACTGGTAAATGGTATTGGGAAACTTATGTTAATTTTAGTGGTACTGGATATGTATATGCAGGATTAAGTTCTGGTTATGAAGGTGGTGGATTTTATTCAGGAGGTAGTGCTACAAATGGTATGACTCCCGGTGCTATAAGAATAAGAGATACTGGTGCTTTATTTGATTCTTCAAGTAGTGATGACCCTGATAGATGGGGAACTATTACTCTTGATAGTACAGGTACAGCTTCTTTTACTACTGGAGATATAATTAGTTTTGCATTAGATTATGATAATAAAAAATTATGGATTAGTAAAAATGGAACATTTTTTAATTCTGGTAATCCTGCAGGAGGTAGTAATCAACAAGCAAGTTGGACTGGAGATGTTCCTATAATATATCCTTGTGCTGAACCCTATCATACTAATAATGATTTTACAATTAATGCAGGACAAGATAGTTCTTTTGCAGGACAAAAAACAAGTGGTTCTGCAGCAGCTACAGATGGTAATGGTTATGGTGATTTTTATTATACACCACCTACTAATTTTCTTTCGTTAAATTCAGCTAATGCACCTATATCAGATGACATAGACCCTGCACAGACTGATGATGATATTCCCCAGAAGCAATTTAATTCAATTCTTTATACAGGTACAGGTTCTAGTAATGCTATATCTGGATTAGGATTTCAACCAGATTTAGTATGGTTAAAACAAAGAGGTTCTGGTGGTAGTAATATGTTATTAGATACTAATAGAGGAACTAATTCTAGACTATCATCAAATAATACAAATGACGAAAGAACAGCTTCTTCTTATTTTACAAGTTTTGATAGTGATGGATTTACTGTTACTGGAAATGATGCTATTAGTAATGCAAGTAGTGGTACTTTTGTTGGATGGTGTTGGAAGTGTGCAGGAGGTACAACTAGCACGAATAATGAAGGTAATCATACCTGCACTTTACAAGCAAATGCAAAAGCAGGATTTAGTATAATGACATTAGCTAACTATACAAGTGCTAGTGGAGTAACTATAGGACATGGACTTGGTAAAGCACCCTCTATGTATATTCACAAATCTCGTGCATCTTCTGGCAACTGGCATATCTATCACAAATCTTTAGGTGCAACTAAAGCTATGTTTTTTACAAATGCAGCTGCAGCAACAGCAATAGGATATTGGGCTAATACAGAACCAACTGCTGATGTATTAAGTCTAGGAAATACATTTGCAGGAACATTTAATGGAGTAGTATATGCGTGGGCAGAAATTGAAGGATATAGTAAGTTTGGAACTTATGAAGGAAATCAAAATGCTGATGGACCTTTTATCTATACAGGATTTAGACCCAAAATGGTATTTGTGAAAAATGCAGATACTGGTAGTACTGAATGGTCTATTAATGATACTGCTAGAAATACCTTTAACCCTACAGAAAAACAATTAAATTGGGATAATTCAAATGCTGAATTAACTGGTAAAGATATAGATTTTTTATCAAACGGATTCAAAATTAGAAAATATACTGGTGGTATGAATGATAGTGGTACTCATATCTATGGTGCTTGGGGTGATGTGCCATTTAAATATAACAATACTTTTTAGGAGGTGAAATAATATGTGGGCTTATGTAAAAGATAACAAGATACAGGAACTTATAAAGTTTCCTAAACCAATGGTGATAGATGGAGTAAAGCATCCAAGACAAATCTTTACTGCATGGACTGCTGCTGAAAAAAAAGCTGTAGGAATACTGCCAGTTACTCCGGGAACTAAACTTGATAATAGGTATTACATATCTAACAATGAAACCTATGCGATTGCAAGTGATGGTAACTCTGTAGTTGGTACAATTACAAAAGCAAAAAACAAATCTCTTACTGATACGAATGAAGTCAATGAAGATGGATCTAAAATGCTTGATGAAAAAGGCAATCAAATTGTAACTCCGGGGCTGCGAACTCTAGCGAAAAAAAAAGCAGATACAACAGCTTATAGTATGCTAAGTAGATTTAGTTGGTTAGTAGAGAGAAAGATTACAGCAGATGTTGCAATACCTTCGGAAGTAACAACCTTCATGACTAGTGTTAGAACTTCGCACAAATCAATATGCGATGCAATAGATGCGTGCAATTCAATGACCAAGTTTATTGCAATCCATACTGATGAGTATAACGAAGATGGCACATTAAAAACTATTGCTAAGGTAAACGATTGGCCGGATGACTATGATATTAAGAGTTATTACAGATGACAGTTGAGCCGATATTTATATGGAGTGGATTATTGTCAGTTATTATAGGGATGCTCTCTTATATGTTCACTACTCTGGTACGAAAAGTACAAGAATTGCAAGAGAGATTAGTAAACACAAGAGAAAGTTACGCAACCAAAATAGAGATGAAGGACATGAAGCAAGACTTTCATCAAGACATAAAGCAAATACTAGATCAGTTAAAAACATTGAACGAAAAGATAGATAACCTTAAAATTAAAAATTAAAAAGGGGGTACTAAACTACCTCGAGATTCATCCTGAGCCATTTAAACGGCTCGTAATTTTACACATTATAGGCATAAAATGATAGATCCAATATCAGCATTGGGCATTGCCACTGCTGCATTTAATACAATTAAAAAAGGCTTTGAAGTTGGTAGAGATCTAGATTCTATGTATGGAGATATGGGTAAATGGATGGGTGCTGTTTCCGATATAAACCAAGCAGAGAAGCAAGCTAAGAATCCACCTATCTTTAAAAAGATATTTGTAGGAGCAAGTGTAGAGGAAGAAGCATTAAATGCTTTTGCTGCAAAGAAGAAAGCTGCTGCTATGGAAAAAGAGCTAAGGGAGTATATTGGGTTTACTCATGGCCCTAATGCGTGGCAAGAGTTATTGCAGATGCAGGCAAAGATACGAAAAGAAAGACAAGAGATGATATATAAGCAGCAAGAAAAAAGAAGAAAGCTTATGGAATACTCTTTTATAGGTGTCTTTGGTCTTATAGCTATATATATTTTTTATTTATTTGTTGCTTATTTATTAACTATTAAAAGTGTAAGGTCGCATGACTGCACAATCTTTCATCCAGATTTAGCAACACACTATTATTTCTTGTGCGTTAATGAAGGGCCGGGGGTAGCTGAAAATAAAAGAGAGCAAGATAAAAAACACATTGATGACACAACTATAATTGTAGAGGAGGAATAATGTTACAAGCATTACTAGGGCCAATAGGAAATATTGCCACAACATTTTTAAAGAACAGAGCAGAGAAAGCAAAAGCAAAACAAAAACTTGCAGTTGCAAAGATAGAAGCTGCAACAAAAAAAGTTCAACAAGATGGAGACTGGGAAGCTGCTGCAATGGATGCTAGTAAGGATAGTATTAAAGATGAGTTGTGGACAGTTACATTTATATTATTAATAGTTGCTTGTTTTATACCAGCAGCTCAACCTTACATAGAGAATGGATTTAAATTTTTAAGAGAGGATTGCCCTGATTGGTTATCTTGGGGTATACTAGCAAGTATAGGAGCTAGTTTTGGACTGAAGTCTATGACAAAGTTCATTGGTAAAAAATAAAGGAGCAATCATGAATAAAGAATTGTTAGAAGTTATTAAGATAGAAGAGGGTACGAAAAAAAAAGATGGTAAACATATTCCCTATAAATGTAGTGAAGGTAAGCTTACAATCGGATATGGATTACTTATAGATCCAGAAGTTCCCGGAGGTGGCTTGACAGATGTGCAGGCAGAGATGTTGTTAAGAACAACTGTCGATACAATGCTTGTAGAATTATACAACAGAATACCTTGGTACAAGGATCAACCAGAATCAATTAAGATAGCATTAGCAAACATGGCGTACCAGTTAGGAGTTCCTAAACTGTTACAGTTTAAAAAGACACTAGATCATATTGAGCATGGAAGGTATGGTATGGCAGCAGCAGAGTGTCTTAATTCAAAGTGGAATCAGCAAACTCCAAATAGAGCCAAGAGAGTTGCTGATGTTTTTCAATCTTATGCAAAAGGAGAATAAATATGCCGGGTTACATGAAGAAAAAAACAGGAATGAAAAAAAATAAAAAAACTGCTATGAAAAAAGCAGGAACAAAAAAGATGAAAATGAAAGCAGGTAAAAATAAAAGGTCTATGTATTAATGAAGAAACAACTTACAGATAGACAGAAAACCACACTCAAAAAACATAGCAAACATCATACTGCAAAACACATGACAGAGATGCGTAAGCTGATGCGAGGTGGTAAAACTTTTACTCAATCACATAAAATTGCAATGAAGAAAGTGGGGAAATAATGCCATTTACCAAATACAGTTCTAAACAAAAAAAGTTAGCAAGAGTTGCTAGTCCTAGAAATAAAATTACAGGTGCAGACTTTGCAAAACTTAAAAGAAAAAAAGGAATGAAAAATGGCGGTAAGAAAAAAGTCTAAATCAAAAGTTAATGCTGCTGGTAATTATACCAAACCTACTATGAGAAAAAGATTGTTTAATCAAATCAAAGCAAGTAATTCTTATGGAACAAAAGCTGGACAATGGAGTGCTCGTAAAGCTCAAGCTTTAGCACGTCTTTATAAAAAGAAAGGCGGAGGGTATAAGTAATGGCATTAGCAAAATCACAGAGAAGTCTTAAAGCTTGGGGTAAGCAAAAGTGGCGTACTAAATCAGGTAAGAAGTCATCTGTAACTGGTGAAAGATATTTACCATCCGCTGCAATCAAAGCCCTTTCCCCAGCAGAGTATGCTGCAACCACTAGGGCAAAACGTAAAGCAAAGAAAGCAGGCAAGCAAGTTAGTAAGCAACCTAAACGTATTGCTAAAAAGACAGCTAAATACAGGAGAGTATAATGGCTGATAAGCAACCACCCAAAACTAAAAAGTATTTTCGATCTACTAAGTCTGGTGCAGGTATGACCAAAGCAGGTGTAGCTAGATACAGAAGAGAGAACCCCGGATCTAAACTTAAGACTGCTGTTACTGGCAAAGTAAAAAAAGGTAGTGCAGCAGCTAAAAGAAGAAAGTCATATTGTGCTAGAAGTGCAGGACAGATGAAGAAGTTTCCGAAGGCAGCAAAGAACCCTAACTCTAGATTG